TTGCATTTGCGGAGATGTGTTTATGAAATACACAGTCGAACCGGATGGAGATATGTGGTTTGCTCATTATGAAGACTTTGCAAACCTACAGGAATCGTTAGCTGAGTTTGGGGATACTCCCATCTCAGCTTTACAGAATTTTATCAAATCGGAAAATAATATGAACATGACAATATTATCTGAAATTAAAAAAGTTAAAGATAAAATTGAATATGATATAACATTTCCAGAACCAGAAGTGGATGAAAATGTCCTTTAAAGATTTTTTTTCTTTTCTTTTCATAGAAGAATTACAAGAACTCGAATCTTGTAAAGAGCAAATTGAAGAACTCAAACAAATAAATGAATCATTGCAATGCGAAAATATCACAAGCGAATATAACAATTATATTCCAATATCACAATTTGAGTCCAAAACAGAACTGCGCAATTGGTTAATAAATAATAATATATCACAACGAGAATATATATCAACTGATTACGATTGTGAACAATTCGCATTAGATACTTGTCGCGCGGCAAATGCTGATGGATTTGAATTATTCCCAATATTTGATGTGTCTGGATATTTTACATCATTGAAGAGGCATGTGCTTGTTGGCGCAGTAATCGATAACATATTATATGTATCAGAACCACAAGATGATAGTGGCCAAATTATATCTGAAGAGAGGTTGGATTAATATGAACATTATTCCGGTAAAGATAAAAAAAGTTAAAATAGAAAGTCTTTCAGGGCAAAAAGGAAATGCAATTAAAAAGATATGGGAATCTCCTGCTAAACTTCATGCAATTGCTGAAATTGAAGAACAAAAAACCAATAAATTTAATACTCAATATCAATTATTTTGCACTATTAAAAAAGATAATATTATTTCTAAAAATGTAAAATTTATTCATGGCAATGAAGGTTGTAAAAATCCATGTCGTATGCGACAACTCACAGGACAAGATGAAACTCAGGTTGTATTTACATTTGAAGTAACTGAACCGGGTGATTATGAAGTGATGATTGGGAATTATCTCGATATTGGCGTTTCGACATCATTTAAAATAGAAGATGATTTTGATGAATGAAAAATCTAAGATTGAAAAATCTGAAAGTGAAGATTGGACTTGGAAAGAAAAACTTGGAACTTTTCTTTCAACACCGGATGAAATTCATACTTTTATAGATGGATATTATACCGGATTTGTAGAGTGGAGAGGAACATCACGTCCGCAACTTCCTGAAAAAGAGAAACATTATTTTGAAGGCGGATTTCTTTTAGGTGTGGTAAGTAAATTTGCAGTGATAATTTACTTTGGAAATGAGTTTATAAAAGTCTTTTTTGGGTGTTAAAATGGCAATATCAAAAACATTGTATGGTTAAAGTGTAACTGCCGATACAGCAGTATTTTCAGAAGCGTTTTCTTCTGGGTATAATTTAACAGATATTAGTATGGTATATCTGTGGGTTACTCCGGAAGATGCAGGTGTATTAACTATTGTAAGAACAAAAGATGAAGTTGATTATGAAGAAATATTAAATAGTGGTTGCACACTTGAAGCGGGTTGTGCATATATGTTTCCGATAATGATTTCAGAAGATAGTATAAATTTAAAATATTCTGTTAATACAACATTTAAATATATGCAAATAAGGGAGATGTTTTGATTGTATCTTAATTATCCTCAAAAAACACCTTCCGTTTGCGGAACTTTGACAATTAGACCAACTCTTGATCTTGGAAGGATTCTTGGTGTCGCTAAACCAACGCCATTTTATTATGGTGTTTTTCAAGGATATTCTATGCCAATTTGGAATAGTGACAATGAAGAATTATTATATAGAACCAAAATTCCAGAAAGATGGGATGGGGTTACAAATCCTCAAGCAATATTTTATACTTGTTTAATGGGTTCGGAAGATATTGACGACAAATTTAAATTTCAATTTGACGCGGCGGTGGTTCAATGTGATAATGGCAATTTGCTACCCATAGATTCAACAGCATATTATTCAGAAATAACAATATTAGAAGGTAAAAATTCTCAATATAATATATATTGTATAAATTTTGAATTGAACGCTGAAAATATCACAGCAGGAGATCTCGCTGCTGGAAGATTAAGAAGAATTGATTCTACTGGAACTGAAGTTGATAATGAAATTGGAGTTTTATATTTTATGCTTGAATTTAAAACAAACAAAATATATAATAGATGGAAATGGTAAAATGCAAAATGGAAACGCGGTTATTGATACTATTTGGTATGGAACGAATTTGAACAGACAGCCAATTGAAAAAATACCTTTTTTAGGAGAATTTAAAATATATTATAATATATTATGCAAAGAAGTTGGCAATGTCGTCATTGGTATATTTGTTGATGATAGACTTATTCAGTTATACGAGCATAAAATATCATCAAAACATCTGGAAGAAGAAATGTGTTTTTGGTTTAAATATCCCCTGAGATTCAAAACTGAAGGTATTCATAAAATATCATTTGGACTTGGGCATCAGAAAGAAATGTCAAATAAGACTTCAAAACTTGATATTGAATGGGTTTATGAGAGTAATGATTTTAGCGTGAAAATAGAAAAATAAAATTAATATAATTTTTTAATAAAATCAACAGTTTCTTTTCTGAGTTTAACTCCAATATCAACATTATTTTTCACATGATCTGCAAATGAGAAAAAATCCTCAGTGTTATCTATTATTTTATTTGCGGTTTTTTCGCCAATGTTTGGAAGACAAAGTAACATATATTTAAACGGTTGTTCATAATTAACTCTATTTTGTGTGCATTTAATTGGGTTCTCAACCTTTTCACCTGCAAGTGATTTTTCATGAAGTTTAAATATCCCTTTGTAACTCTGGGGTTTGGTTTCAAATGGTGCTATTTTTACATTGCCATATCTCGCTGCGGTCGAAGCGATTGAACCCGCTATTTTATCTGTATTAAATCCACGTGATGTTCCGGCAAAAAAGCAATTCTTGAAATCGTTTACAAGAACTAAATATGCGTTATCATACTGTTCTTTCATTGCGGTCAATTCGCAATGTAGTCTTCCGTCCTGAACTGAGGAAATGTAATCAGCAGCAGTTTTATATTCAACACAGAATGAATCGTCATCTATAACATAATCACCGACTTCAACCTTACCGATTTCAATATCATAACCAAGTTCTCTTCCGATTTTACTCACTGCTTTCTTTCTCTTTTCGTCCTCTTCGTGGGCAATTCTCATTGTTGTCATTTATACACCTTTAAAACGTGATTTTCATCATGATATTCTTTTGAAAAATCACAAAAATCGTTCAACTTGCAATACTCGCGTTCCATCAAACTTTCGCATGTTGGAAACACATATTTATATCCGGATGAGAATATAAATTCAATCTGTTTTTCTTTTAGACAATGTTGCCATTCTTTTACACCTTTTCTACTCGTTGTTAAATATTGTTTTATAATATCAACAATATTGCCAATTGGATACCCCGAATCTCGGAAGTAAACAATGATTAACATCCTCTCATATGTCCCAATATATTTTTCGCGTCCAGAAAGTAAAACATCTTTTACACATACCGGGATTTCATTTAAAATCTTATCATTTTTTATATCCTGAGATAATAATATATCTCTTGTTTTAATATCCGGAACATCTTCTTCTGTCAATGAATCAAATTGGATTTCATCAGTATTAAAGTTAGAAATATCAAATGATGTTTTTCCGGATATAAAATCTTGATTTATCTTCTCCTGTGACTCTCCAATAGTATCAAAATCAATATTGAATAATTTATCATATGTTAAGGGGACACAGAATTTCTTGCGTTTAAAATTAAAAGTGTTAGGAACTGTTGCAATCCGAGCAATATCGCCAATAACTGATCTATCAACATTTTTTAATTTATATTCATTTATGAAATGATTGTGAAGATTTAACAAAGTTCCTTTTTTGGAATCAATATCGACATAATTTTCATTGAATATATAAACATGAAAACCGCCTCCGGAGAAACATACCAGATGTTTGATATTATCTTTTTTTAAATTAAATACAAACTGCTCGACCTCAGACACTACATCATCTGTAAGGCCATCAAAATCGAAGAATATCTTATCAAGGTTGAGAAGTTTATTAATATGAAATGGATTATTTACATAATTATAAACTGATGCAAATACCCTGCGATGTTTGATATTCTTTTTGATGGTCGTGTAAAATTCAGAATTGTTCTTGCAAGTAACCCGATATGGAAAACCCAATTGACGGGGAAAACTTGGATACAATACTGAATAGATATTCTTCATAATAAAAAATAGAGTTTAAAGTTAATAAAACTTTTCAAAGTTTGTCGCCGGTTCAATGTGATCATCGGAATAATCTTCGCAAATATTCTTGAAATCACAGTAATTGCAAAGTGGAGATTGAGATCGCGCGAAAATGCCATTGATAATATTTTCTTTCTGATGATTGAAGTCCTTCAAATCATTTGCAACCTTTCTCCGGTTCACTGGAATGATAAATGAATTGTATGGTTCATTGGTATAAAACATTCCAATCCAATCAATCTTCTTACCAGTTATTGATTCATATAATATTACATACAGATTAAGTTCATATTCATACTTTCTCTGGAGATACGAATGATATTTACCAGTTTTATAATCAATAATGGCTAAACTGCCTTTTATTTTTGACTTTGGCGGGTTCTCCAATTCACTAAGTATTATACTTCGGGTTTCCGGAGATAGGTTGTAAACAGCATCAATAAAACCCGTGAAATGGAGTTCTTTGTTATCATACCTTGATTCGGATTCAATTGCAGTTGTCATCTGATAATGCTCAAGAATTTTATAAAATCCAAAAATATTATCCGCGTATAAATCATCTTTACATAACATTTTTTCAATATAATTGACATCACTGCCTTTATTATATTCTTCATAAAATTCGTGAAGTATGTTACCTCTGGTTAAAAAATCAGGGGTTTCACCCTGACGAAAAAGTTTGCCAAATTCTGTGGCATATTGAAAGTAAAAACTTAAACCACATTGTTTATATCTAAGAGTTGAAGATTTACTAAACATAAATTCATTAAAATCACGCATAAAAACACCATATATTGTTTGTATTAATATTGGTATTATAAGTATAAAAAAGTGTTGGTTATTTTCCAGTTGAACCGAAACCGCCATTTCTGGCGTTTTTAACATTATCATCATCTGTTGTCAGATATTTAATAAAAATACCCTGCGCAATTTTATCACCGACATAAATTTCATATGGATATGGACTTTCATTTTTTAATGCGATATGAATATGACCCTCGTTATCTGGGTTATTGAAATAGTCGGAATCTATTATACCAACGTGATTTTTTAATGTTATGTCATTTTTAATCGCCATAGAAGACCTTATAAACATCTGTAACACTTCGCCACTGTTCATCTGACACTTTATACCCGTTGGCAAAAGATAAGTCCTTCTGGGCATCAATAAAACCTTCACAGGGGATACAAAATCATATCCCGCACTTCCGGAAGTTGAACGAACTGGGAGGATGATATTATCATAATCTCCGGAAGAATCTTTCGCCCACTGTTCTTTTGTTATCTTTTCGAATTTTCTCATATTGACACCTCGATTTTTGCTGTTTTAAATACGTTACACATTTCCAGAAGTTCATCCAGAAATCTTATAAAATTATCATATGTCCCCCAACCATTTGGAGAATCAAATTGTTTATAATATTCTGGACGATTTTTCATATCTGCAATTGCAGGGGTTAATATTGGAATCAAATCTTCCGCACGCCAAACTCCAACTTCTTCCGGATGCCACAATGCCTTGTAAATACCTGCTTCTTTTGCCATCTTGTTTAAATTGTGTGTTATATTACACGAATAAACATCTTTTGATAAAGTTAAATCCAAACTCATTTAAATCACATACTTAGATTTATATTCTAATTCTCTATGCAAATCCATTTCATAAATTTCTATCATCACCGGAACATGATATTGACTTGCAGCTTGTTTTGCATGTTTTATCTTAAAATATATTGCAGGAGTTTTTGATTTGCCCCTGCAATGATATTTTCCATCTCCGATTTTAATCATATAACATTTCATTTTATACCTTCCCAACAAAATTATTTATTTGAACATTTCTTTTATTACTGTTTTGAGTTTTCCAATTTACCCATTTACAATTATTCGGTTCGTAATTTCCATTTACATCTATTCTATCCAGTGTTAATTTATCTTTATAGATTTTTTTAAATTTATAACCATTTTCAATAGCCCATTCATAGAATAATTTAAAGTCGTTTTTCCATACATCGCATATCTCTATACCTCTTCCACCATAATATTTATAATTAGTGCTATTTTTATCGTAACATCTTTGTTTCATACCTTTCCATACAATATATAATTTTTCATTTGTCAAACCGTGTGTCGTCAGCATTTTTTTATTTTTTTCTTTATTTAAACATCCACAGCTCTTTGTGTGACCAGATTTTAGGTGACATCCTAAAACATCAAGTTTATTACCACATTCGCATATACAATGATATTTTCTATTTCTATGTTCTGATCCTATAAAAAATAATACAGTAAGGCGATTGAATTTTTCACCTTTTTGTAAAATTTTATTATCATGTTTAACCATTTCAATCACCTATGAACATTTGCTATAACCACAACTTGGGCAGGTTATACAACCTTCCATCATAAATATTTCCTCACCACATTCCGGGCATTTTGAAACATTATTTTTATTATTTTTTATTTCTTCATTTTTTAATTCAGTTTTATCATTTTCAAAATCAAGGCCAAGTGAAAGACATTTTCCAATAATATCGGCACAAGATTTTCCATCAACTTTTTTACCATTTTTACATTTCGGACAAATAACACGATTTAACTGCCTTATATATTCTGTAGCGGAAACACCGTTTCTAAGACCGGCGGATATTGCTCTTCCAATTGCCTCTGTATTTGCGGGGCATCCGCCTATTCCAGAAGTTTGAACAATAACTTCATATGGTTTTCCATCTTTTTCATTTACAGTTACATATAATTTTCCACATCCAGAATATTTCTTATAAGTTGTTCCAGACAATACAGATGGTCTTTTTGTAGATATTTCCTTTACTTCTTCCTGTTTATTTTTAACTACTTTTTCATCGCATGATAATACCTGAGAAGTTCTTGAACCATCTCTATACATAGTGAAACCTTTACAACCTAATTTCCAAGCCATAAATATCAAATTGTAAATATTATATTTTGTAGCATTGTTTGGTATATTTATGGTTTTACTTATTCCAGAATCGCAATATTTCTGAAATACAGATTGCATTTTAATATGATCTTCCGGTTTTATTTGCATTGTTGTTACAATATAATCTGGCAATGAATCAGAATTCTTATATTTTTCATATAAAGGATGATACTGAACGAATTTATTTTCTTCTCCATTTACCCAAGTTCTTCTATTATATTTAAATGCAAAATTCGGTTCTATACCAGATGAACAACCTGCAAACATTGATATTGTTCCAGTTGGAGCGTATGATATTAAGGTTACATTTTTAACCGTTCTATTTTCAATTGCATACTTTTCAGAACATTTTTCAGCAGTTTCATATAATGTTTTTGCTATTTCTTCTGCAAACCATAATGATTCTTCGTTTCCATATTTCATTTTCATTTTTATAAATAAATCAGCAACGCCCATTAAACCAAGCCCAATTGGACGATATTTCTTTACAGTTTTTTCAATTTCTTTCAATGGGAAATTGTTAATATCAATCGTATTGTTTAAAAAGCAAACAGCAGTATTGATAGTTTCTTTAAATCCAACCCAATCAAATTCTCCATTTACATAAAATTTGCTAACATCTATTGAACCAAGATTACAAGCGGAATTTGAAATTAAAGGCTGTTCTCCACATGGATTTGTAGCTTTAATTGGAATATCATATTTATTATTTTTATTAATTGTATCAATAAAAATAATTCCGGGTTCTCCATTATTCCACATATTATCAACAATTTTATTGAATATGTATTTAGAGTTTACAGTTTTTGTTATTGATTTATCGTTATAATCAAATTTTAATTCAAAATCTAAATCATTTTCAACAGCATTCATAAAATCATCTGTAATTGCAACAGATAGATTAAAATTTGATAAAACACCATCTTCTAATTTTGCATCTATAAAATCCTCAATATCTGGATGCCAAATTGGCAGAACACCCATATTCGCACCCCTTCTTCTCCCGGCCTGTTTAACTACATTTGTCGCTTCGTCGAACAAACCAATGAATGATACCACCCCACTTGCAACGCCATTTGTAGAAGCAACTGTTGAATTTTTAGGTCTAATTTCCTCAAATGAATAACCAACTCCGCCGCCGGATTTAGATATTAACATTGAATTTGTAACTGCATCTCCAATTCCTTTCATATCATCTGGAACTGGAATTACAAAACACGCACTGAATTGATTTAATTTTGTTCCAGCATTCATCAATGTTGGAGAATTTGGAATAAAAACCTTGTTATGAATAACTTTATAAAATTTATTTTTTTCTTCGTCATTTCTGCCTATGCAATTTGAAACTCTTTTTGCAATATCATCCCAAGATGATTCATTTGGCTGGTAATATCTATTTTTTAGTGTATGTTCAATTATATCTGTCATTTGTATTCCTCATAAAATTTTTTAAGTTGTTCAATGCAAAATTCTTTTGTATGTGGTCTTATACAACCACTACAATCTTTAATTCCATTTGGAAGTATTACATAATCTCCTCCGCAGTTTTCTTTATAATACAATGGACAATAACAAAAAAGACAATAAATATCTTTTGAATTATGACACTTGTTACATATACTATCTTTTTGTTTATAAAGGTTTTTAGTAGATTCTACAATTCTTTCAATATGATAATCCAAATAAGGATTATTCATTTTTTATCACCATGTTTCTTTGCCAATGCGATATTTTCCATTTGAACACTTTTTTACAGGCATCTCAATCATCTCTTAACTCATATAAATATTCCAATGCCATTTCCATTTCTTCCAATTCATCTTCAAGTCTTTTTATTTTATCCAAATAAAATACTATTTTTTTGCCGTTTATTTCCTGTTCTATTAACTTCAATATTTCTTCTTTATCCATAATACATCACCTCTTTTAACCTCTTCACATTGCAATATATTCAACATCACCAAATGCTGAAAACAATACTTTATCTAAATCGTCAATAAGTATTTTCTTCCGATTCAATTTAAGATTTGGTGAATATGGAGTGAATACAGATTTAAATGCTACTTCGTATTTCAATCCTTTTTTAATCAATAATTCACACATAACATTTTTATCCATTTCAGTTGCAACCAAAATAACATATTTATCAATATTCCCTAAAAATTTTTCAATGACAGAATGTGTCTTACCTTGCCGTCTTCCTATCATATCAATTTTATCCATAATACATCACCTCTTTTAATCTTTTAAGTTCTTCTGCATCACGCTCGAAATAGATATGTGCCGATGTAATATAATGAGTATATCTTCCAACCGGGACTCCAAGTTCATCGGCAATCATTTTCTGAAGAAATGTTAACGCATAGGCATTTTGACCAAACGCACTTAGACAGTCGTTGCTGCGGAAATTTACATCCATGTGCAATTTACCATCTCTAATGAGACACTGAATACGTTGAAGACAAGGAGGATTATCAGAATTAATATCTATGCTTGGCATCCATGTTATTGCCTGCGCACGTCTTGAATTTGGCTTTCTATTCAATTTATATATTATACTTTCAATTTGATTTATATTTCCCATATATTCATTTGTCGCGGTTTTATACTCAAATAACCTTTCATGATAAGTATATGCAAAATCATTCTCAGAGCCGTGTAACAAGTCATGTGTATATTTATCAAATGCTTTTTCACCAAAACCACAAATTGAACTTATTCTCGGTTCTGCTAATGGTTCTACAACAATAACAAGAACTGGTTCAGGATATTCAAATGTGACTTCACCATCTTCAGTAATTATCTCATCGCCACCCTCGAATATTTCTCTACAGAGGGCATTGTGTGCCGCTGCTATTGTTTTACATCTTATTTGCATCTTTATTCCTCGATAACATCATAAAATGTTTTAATTTCATCAGCGGTTTGTTTCATTAAATTGTTCCTATCATTTTTTATGATATATTCGCCAATATATAAAATGAATTCATCATATAGTGAATCAATTTTCAAATATTCTCTACCATCAGGGGCGGACATGTGAAATATTTTAGTTTTACTTTTTAGACTATCTGGAATGAAATCCACAATTTCCGCATAATTATCACCATTAAAACAAATTGCTTCTAATATTTCAGGTTTAACTCTAATTTTCATATAAATTTCTCCAAAGATTTTGATATTTTAACATCAACATCATCATATAACATCTGGAAATTTCCGTTATTAATTATAACCTCATCATACCATATCATAAAATTTCCAAACATATTTTTGTCACGATTAATTCTATCTTCCGAAATCTCTCTTATGTTCTCATCCCTGTAAATTCTCCATTTTATGATGTTATAATCATCTGAAAAATTGTCAATCAGATATTTTAATCCAGATTCATCAATGATATACACATTGAAATCTTTAACGTCTTCTTTAAGGCAGCAATAATTATAACCGCCAAAATGCGTGTAAGCAATCATATCTTCTTTTGCAAGTTTACCAAATTCTTCAGAACTTATAAATGTATGTCCTTCCTCACCATCATAACGCGGAGGGCGATCTGTATAAGATTCTATCATTGGAATTAGATAATATGTTCTAAGATACTCCGCAATGGTAGTTTTACCAGTTCCGGATTCTCCCACAATACAAATAATTGTTGGTTTCATTTACTTTTCCTCAAACTAAATGGGTTTTTAAAGTATATATAACTTCTCACCAATCCATTAAATTTGTTTGCCCCTTTAACGATGATATTCCATAACCCAATGTAAAAAGAATATTCAAATATGGTTTATCTATTAACCTTTCACACATTTTTTCTCCATCCACTTCCATCCAATCTGGGAATTTCTCTGTAAATGAGATTACATCGGTTCTTGGGATTTCGGGTTTGTATTTTTTATTTTTAACATAAACATATTTCACCTTTTCCTGTATGATATTTTCATCGCAATATTGGTTGGCAAACATAACTCCACGAATTGCCGCGCTGGGTCTGTCATATTCATACGCAGGTTTACTCATACCGATTGGAAGGGCTATGTCTTCTGGAGAATAAATATTTTTTTCAATATTTTTTCTTATCCCTTTTAATTTTGCAATTGCATTTTCAACATTGCCATTTAATATCATTTTAAAAATATCTTTTTGCAGGTTCTTGAACATAGGTGGGGTATCTGATCTTTTCCCTGCAAACCCCATGATTATAATTTTAGGGTCTTCTCTTAAATCCATCCCATCATCATAGATTACAGAACCAGCATACCTTTTTTTTACTTCATTCCCATCCTCATTTTTTATTGTTAATAACCTTCCATAGATTTTCTCAAATTCAACTTCGATACAATTATATTTAGCGCTACCAAATGTATCAATACACCAATTCTCACATTCATTATTCATTGTATCAATAACAGATTTTGCCTCTGCAATCATATCTTCATATATTGTTGAATTAAGTTTAAAATCATTTGAATCCGTATCATATAATACAAGTTGATGTCCTGTTCTTTTTACAATTTTCTGCATATAAAGATTATTTGCACGTCCAAATGCTGTTACAGATTTAAACGTATCTCTATTATAAAGTCTAAATGATTTAAATTTCATAACGCCATATATTGAGTTTAATATAAATTTGCTCACCGTCTGTAATATGTTATATTTATTATATTCATCAGAACCATATTCAAATTCTTTCATCTTGCGTTTGTATTCTTGACGCATATCCCAAATTTTTTCAATAACCATCGGAATGAAACCTCTTTTGTCAAGTCTGAATATAACATCATCCACTTTACAATATTCAATATTTGATTCCTTTAACTTATTTTCAGATATTAGTTTTTTCTCATTTGACCATACAACGGTTTCTGGAGACATATTACAAGTTTTTATCGCACTTGGATAAAGTGATTTTACATCCGCAACCGCGACATTCTCGGTTAGTCCAACTGTTGGGACTCCAACAAGTGCACCTTGAACCGGAGCATCTTCGGCAATATTGAAATTTCTTGCGGGTAAAATAATATTCCAATCATGCGCGCATTTCAGCATGAAGCAATCAAGAATTTTTGGATTATATAATGTATCATACCAATCGCAGAATGCCGTTCTCCGAATATTGTCGAGAAAGTCTGTTATACCTTTTCTTTTCTCGATTCCAACCATAAGAACAACATCTTTGATATTGTATTTTAGAAACTTATCAATATTGTTTTCCCACATATCGCCTATTTTCTCTGAATGAACAACCTTGCGATTTCCAAGTTCAATTTCGGATACATAATCAAGTGAATAAGATTCTATTTCCTGTGTTGATAATTTCTTGTATGTTAATAGCAAATCCATCCATGCTCTCCCGGACGGTTTCTCAAGGGGAATATCTTTACCTTTTTCATCTTTTTTATTTGTTAGACATTTTACCACTTTGTTAAATGGGGACAAATCCTTAATATCAATATCCAAATTTTTCATTCGGTTGAAAATATACGGATAATCGAAGCCATCACCATTCCAAGCATATATTAAATCAAAATCTAATTTCTTAATAAAATCTGCAAATTTCAGAAGCATCTCGCGTTCTGTTGCTTTTTCAAATATTTTAGATTCGATTCCATTATCAATATCAAATGTTTGTTTCCATGTATTATCTTTACCGGTTGGAGAGGTTAAGAATACAAAATATTTGTCCTTGAAATTATCATAACAACATATTGAAGAAATCATTTTCTCAGCGGTTTCCGGGCTTGGAAATCCTTCTCTATCCTCAGTTTCAATATCGAGAAAGCATGTTCTGATAGGTTCGGCAGGAATTTCATCATATTTATCAATCATATATTTGACTGTGTGACGAACATCTGATTCCCATGTTCTCTTAAATTTCTTTCTTGCGTTGTATATTTCACGGGTATGTTCAAAAGATTTCTTACTCACCTTTTCGCCAAAAAGTGCAGTATGAGGCGCGTTGTCATATCTGGTTTTTGGGATATAAAAATAAGGTTTAAACGAATCAGTTTGCGTATATCTGTCGCCATTCTTACGCCGACCGCGTATTTTAATAATCCTTCCATAGGACTCTATGTTGAGCATGAAATAAAATAGGTTGTAAAAGGTTAAAAAGTTTTTGGTTATTAGAATAGTGTTGCTTGTTTTGGTTTAACATCATACTTTTTCATAAATTTATCTCGTTTTTTTGATTCGATAATTTCATTTGCATCCATAACTTCTTCTACAATCTCCCTTCTATTTGCTTCATTGTCGGCTAAATTGCGGAGTATTTTGTGGTATTCCCAGTGTAAAAGATCTCTTTTGGGTATTAATACCTTTTTACTTAACAATGGCATGTATTCAGCAATTAACTTGTCATATTTGTCTTGTTTTTCTTTTGCCTGTTTCTTCCATTTCCACCCTTCGGATTTGGACATCTGAGTTAATTTTTTGTATAAAAGATAAAGATACAATTCGGAGTTTATCTTAAATTTATATTTATCAACCTCAACTGCTAAATCTGAGCGCATCATCAGATGAGCAACTATTTCTTTGCCCTTTAAATCACTTGGAGAACCTTTACCATAGATGATTTTTGGAACTGTTTTAAATGGCATTTTCATCTTCTCCAACTTTCATTAATACCGATTCCAATATCAATTTCCAATACATTCGCCAATGGTATTATTTTTGTATGGCCTCTATCATAAACAAAAAAACAACCATCTTTTATTTCATAAGAATCATAACTTGATATTGTTTCGCAAATATAATCTAAACTTAAAATACTAATGCCCATTTAATCCCATCCATTAACAATCCATCTTTTTATATCTCTATATGCATTCTCAATATCAATCTCTGGAATGTCCACTTCTCCAGTTTCAGGATCAATTGAAACAGTTATACATTCTAAATATTTTGACTTTTTCATTGCTTCAGATATGACAATACCATATTTCTTTTCAACATCTTTCCATAGCATTTTCACACCTCAATTATAAGTTTTAAACCAACAATTGTCACACTTTTAAAATATTCAATATCAATATCAAATGAACCACCTACTATATCAATTATAGACGGTGTTCGGATACTGACAAAATTTATTTTTGGATGAATATCTAATAAATTTATTTTTTTAGGTTTTACATAATCACCTTCGGTATAAAAGATACCACTAAGTTCTAAAACCTCTCCACCGATTATATTTATTCGTAAATTATTCCCACTGCAATATTCTGTTATAGGCTCGTTTGTTGTCATTTAAACAACCTCTTTGTGAAATTCATCATAGCAAGTTCCGGAGTTGCACCAACCGCCATTTGATAATCCGCTTCAGCGAATATTTCAATGTTATTTAATTTGTCATCTTCTGACATGATATTAAATATATCAATTAAAAGGTTGCGAAAATCCAATGATCTATCATTTATAAGTTTTATTGCATTTGTATAATAAGTTTTATTTTCAGAATTTTTAAACTTGCGATATGTATCAACAAATGACTTTGGAACACTGCTATTTTCAGTTTTAACCCCAATGAATTTCACTGAATCTAAACTACTTATCATGCTGCGAATATCTGGGTAATATGCGTCAACAAGTTCAGTTATTTCTATTTTGGAAATAGTTAAATTTTCATTGTTAACAATATCGGTTATTCGTTTAATGATAGCTGCTTTATCTGCACCTTTGATTTCATAAATATTGTTTTTTCCAACACGCGAAAGAAGAGGTTCGCTCATCTTGTGAATATTATTACATGAGAAAATAAACCTGCAATGGAATGAACGCTGTTCAATAAGATTCTTCAACGCATCCTGCGCTGCAAAACTTAACCTATCAGATTCATCTAAGAATACAATTTTCGGGGCTTCTTCATTTGTCGCTTTTGTCTGACTGAATTCATTGACTTCTTTTCTAATGGTTGCAATTCCTGTGTCGAGGGACGCATCAATGAATAAGAAATCAGAATCCATCTCTCTTGCTATAAGTCTTGCGAGAGATGATTTGCCGCACCCGGCGTGTCCATGTAGAAGAAGATTTGGAAGACCAAATGGATTGTTTTTGACAATATCTTTGATATATTCGATGAAACCGGAATTTTTCTCAGTTATAAATTCATCAAATATTTTTGGACGATACTTTTCGACTAATAGGTCGTTTTCTATCATACAAGTTAATTGGACTCAATGGTATATAATATTATTGTAAAAAAGAGAAGTTTAGATTGTGTCCTTGACATCTAACAAGTCAAGCAATCTGATTCCAGTTACATTATATTCCCCTTCCGGGTAGAAGAGTTTTTTACTACTCTGAATATCTGCGTAAAACTGCCATTTAGCACTTTTTGGATCTTTGGCAGAATGAGAATATATTACAATGTGCGCCTCCTCCATAACCTCACCAATCCAATTTGGAATCTGTTTTGAATCAATGATTTCACCATTCTTCATTTTGGAGTTTTTATCCTTTGGATATGTTGTATAAAACACACCTTTTTTGGCATGTTTCTTTAGTTCTCCATGTAACGCATCGATTAACTGTTTTCGCTTTCTCCAGAATTGTGTCTGCACACCTGAGAACGGTGTTAGTTTATATGTCCTGCGCATAATCATTTCGCATATTTCAACAACCCTATCGAAACCATCAATTATAATCCAATCAGGTTTAAATGCATCTTCTGGTTCTGTATCTTTGAGAAGTTTAATAACCCAATCATACGTAAACTGCGCAGTGTTTAACCACTCAATATCAGTTGTTTTATTGTAAAACATTGTAGCATTTATTATCTTATGGTCAAGTTCAAGACTTTTTATTGTTTTAAGTTCCATCGGGTCTGCACTGCGACCATCGAATGAAAACACCAGAACCTTATCTTTTTTCTCCATTAGACTATAGGCAATAGCGGTTTTTCCACTACCTTTATCACCATAAATCATGAATATTAACTGATCTACAGGCATTAATATCGCTTCATCCATTGATGGAAACTCCATATTTTTCGATTCTTCGATTTTTTCAATCTCTTTTACTTTATCTTTTAATGCCATAATATTCCTCTAAAATCTCATTTAACAGTCTTTCACTAACAATATTATCGTTTTCCTCTATCCAATCTATATATTTGTCTGCCATATTCCCAAAACATACAAAATTTAACACCATAACAATATGTTCAGCGTCCTCATATGATTCAACTGAATCAAAAACATATCTCGCACCATCAGAAGTACTAATAACAACCTCGATAATTGAAGGCATTTCTACAATTGAAAATGCCAATATAGATTTTATATTTACAAAAGAGGTTATAAACAATTCTTTATCTGTTATTTCTAATTTAACACATTTAAGTAACATTTTATCACCAAAAAAGAATATTAATCATATTCTTCTTCATCAATAGGTTCATCATTGATTTCAACATCATCAAAATCAATTCTAAACGCATCATTTACAACAAAACCAAGCAGTGAACCTGCGGGTTCTTTTTCCTGCGTTTCTTTATTATTCTTAAAGAATGGTCTATATGACATGATACCAACAGAACCTTCATAAAGTCCTGCACAATATTCATTTGGCATCTCAAAGGTTATAATATCACCATCGAGATCATCTGAATCTTCAATGATTGAAATCTTCTTCTTACCGTATTCAGTTTCTTCAATTGTTCCAATCTGTCCTTCTGTTATGCAGAATCTTGGCGCTGGGAATTCTGGAAGAATGCCGATTTTTTCATCCATGTCATATGCATCCTCAAATCTGATAACATTCTCGGGTATCTCTTCAATATAATCTTCAACATCCCGAATTGAAAATGTTATATCCGATTCAATTAAATTTGAAATATTTTTCTTGAAATCGAGTCTTATGTTCCCAGCGCCAGTTACTTTCTTAACAGCGCGGAATTTATACATTTTTCCAAATTCTGGCGCAAATGAATCTGGATCTGAAATATAACAATGAATGAGTTCAAGCGGGCCATCTGAACCAGATTCTCTGAAGAAACCCCATGCTTCTTTCTGATACTGAACTGTTATAGGTTTTCCTATTCTCCATTTCATTTTCTCATTTTCTCTTCCATTGTCCTTCCAAACAGCTTCTGTATAAATATATTCACCTTTCTTGTTCATAAGACCATGTTCAACTGCAAGTGTTTTCCAATGATCTCCAAGTTCCATGTCATCTACAATCTTTTTGGCGCATTTTGCAGCATACATATTTGAATCGGACTTTTCAATCGCAGCAATAAAGAAACCTTCATACATTTTTGCACCGAGTTTTACAAGACGGTTATATGAAGCTCTAAGAGAATTTAGCGCAGTTTTAATCGCAAGTTTTTCCTCTATTCCTTTTTCGATATATGTATTAAATCTTGTTTCAAATTCATCAATGATAATTGATTCATCGTCGCCGAGTTCTTCTGCAATCTTTGTTACCTGTGGCATTATTTTTGCCTTCACTTCGTCATTTAACATATTAGTTCCTACTATAATTGGTTTAGTTAGTATTTATACTTTTACTTAAGCATGTATATTGGTTCACCAGTCTTGGCATCAATACGCGGCTGAATTTTTTTATCTGCTTTCAGCTCTTTATACAGTTTCTTTGCACTGTTTGGAGATATTCCTGCGAGATTAATAATCGTATCAATCCATTCTGTTTCAGATTTCTTCTGATGTTTATGATCAACTGCAAGCTGTGTATATATCGAAATATATCCATCTGTTGCTTTATGCGGTGTAATCTTCGACAACATAAAGAACGCAATCGACTGCATCGTTTTCATTAGTATCTGTGCAGCTTTGTCCACATCTTTTATTTCAATGACTTCCCTGTAATCCACAAGTGCATAAAGCGCAGCAATTTTGAGCATTGAAGGTGTTAATCTTGAAATCATTGTTTCCCAAATCTCAACCTGATATGGGGACATATTGGGAATGACGTCCTGTAACTGGTGCATATGATATTTTAACCTATCTTTTACACCCTTTCTAAGCATAACATACTTAGTTCCGGCGTGCCTTGCTCTTAATTTTGTAACTTCATTTTTAAGTTCATTGAATAAATCTTCTTCATATTTTTTATTTGTATTAATCTTATCAAGACCATCTTCAACAGTTTCATCATATCCGATTTCAACCATTTTGTCAACCATGAAATCGCGAATATCATCTCTTCTAACGTCAGATTCATTTTTAAAGAAAATTAATGTCCTCTGAAGAAGTCCTCGATTTAACAATGTTTCTTTGAAATGATCTTGGTAATAACTTGTTATAGCAATATTACAATTCGGGAAAACTTCAACTTCAGCAGCAACAAGTTTATTTGTAACTTTATTCGTTTCTGAACCATGTCGATTCATCGCATGCTGAAGAATCCTCTGAGCGCCTTCCGTTCTATTTGTTGTATGAAGAATATTTTCACCTTCATCAAATATTACAAAATTGCTGTCGGACAACATTCCATGTTTTACAGGATCGCGCCAATGTGGATACCTTTCTGGATCGTTTTCAAATTGCTCTTCTGCAATATTCATTTCATGAATATTTTTATCAAATGAACCAATGAGAGTTGCCGGAGAATATTCTTCAGGTTGTGAATATTTCATTTCTGTTATTTTGCAAAATTCAATAAGCATTGAATTTCCCTCAGATTTTCCGGTCGCGGTTGGCATAATAACACAAAGATGAATCCTTAAATCATCCTCGATATTTCTCTTTGTTTTAATATGTCTGAATATCTGAGATACTGCACATAGTCCATATAAAACCTTACATTCATCCTGACTTGTTATCCTATGATCCCATAACTCAAACCAAATATCAAAGAAATTTCTTTCTCCGGGTTTACCTTCAGAAACATCAGTATATTCTTTAATATCAATCTTTTCTTTCAATAAAAAATATAAGTCGATAAGTTCATCCTTTGGAGTTGGTTCAAACCCGTAAACCTCATAATAGTCTTTGTTAAATGCTTCATTTGTCATCTTGTTGAGAAGAACCATAAGTTCCTGTTCAGTCATACGTTTGAGTTTCGAGTGATCATACTCACATAATTTCTTTATCATGTTATTCTCCTATTATACAGAGAACAACTTTGAAATTACTAATATATAAATATATCTAAAAAAGAGAATAAAATTATAATAATTTTGAAATTAAATTTGCAATATTGATATTATCAAATTGCATTCTAAAATTACTTCTATACCAAGACACAACTTTTGTATCTCTTGTGTTTAAACCACCCTTAAATACCGTTCTTTCATCTATTTTGCCAAATATAGGGCGTATTCTTGAACGGCAATGTGAATGTAATGGTGGGGTATAATATCCAATATTTGTTACTAAAAAAACTTTACCATTTAAAGTTCTACAAATATGACTCGTGCGATTATCAATGATTGCTATGAATTTAAACCCCGTAGCACCCATCATTTGCGAAGTCTTTTTTATACAAGTGTTGTAAAGATTATTCACAGTGTCGCGCGCATAAATACCCAGTTTATTCTTTCCATATTTGTCCCATGCCGCGCTTAAAGACACTCCTTCATTTGCAGAATATTTTTTAATATCATTATATATATCTTCCATGAAGAATAATATATATGGCATCAAATAATCTATAAGAAGTTCTTCTTCATCTTTTGCCGCATACAATGGGAATTTTTCTTTACCAACAAAATCAATAGTATCAAGAATCCCAAGTTCAGCAATTCTAAAATATAATTTTTGAAGATTTTTATGATTACTTAAAACCGCTCGGAGATAAACATTTGTTGTATAATTATTATTAATATAATTATTATAAAACAAATCATTCATTATTGCGACAATCTTGTTCTCAATTATGAGTAATTCTTTGTCGCTATATTTCATAAATCACACCTCAATCACTTGGATATTCTGGATAATCATCGGGTTTCAAATTCTCCGAATTATTTTCAGAATTTTCCGAACTGGAGTCTTTTTGAGAAGATTCTCTAATGATACTTTCACCGCTTTCCGGTTTTTCCGCTGGAAGATTTAATGCTTTTGTTCGATATTCTTCCGTTGTTATAGCATCTACAAGCAATGCCTGATACATATCATTCGCGGTTACAGCAGGTTTGCTGAGTTCCTCAAATACAATTTTAATATCACCGGGTTTTTTATTCATCATTTTAAGTCTCTTTCCGATGATACCATCAGGGGCATTTAAAGCATTACTAATTGCTTTCTGAATGCCTTCTAAACTCATCAACCTATCATCTTCTGCAACATAAGCAGATGCAAATGTAGAACCCTGAGAACGCCCCATTGTAATTGGTGATTGTAGCAATCCAATCTGAATATCAGTTTCGAGTGAATTTTTCATATCAACAACGTTAATATTACTACCACCACTGTCTAATTGTTTAATTGCAAAACCAATTCCAACTATATCTTCATTCTCTTTAATTTCTGCATGAGAATCAGCAAGATTTTGCATCACTTCAATTGCTTCATCAAATGTAAGTGAACCATCTTTAACCATTTCTGCAAGAAGGGAGTAATCAATAAAATATCTACCAATACCATATTTTTTAATATAATTTGTATATCCCGATACTAAATCAACATAATCATAAATGACATCTTCTATAGAATCAAATAGTGATGTTCCATAGATTCCATATGTTTCCCTTCCAAGAATATCCGTCTGAACCTTATCGCGCGGACAATATGAAAATATGAAACAATTATCCTTGCGATATGTTTCTTCTTTCTTTGTTGA